ATAACCCCGGCGGGAGGCCACCGGGGCTGCGGATCAGGGCTTCCGCGAAGGCTAGTTTTTGCCGAGCGCCTGCTGGATCGCTGGGATTGAGAGCGGCGTGTAGTTCGTGCGCTTGCGCTCGTCCGGCGGAACGACACACTGCGAGAGAATTTCCCGCACGTTCTTCTGCGAGTCGAATACGGACTGCAATAATTCTTGCCGCTCGGTGTATCCTCTTGTGCCTTGGGCATAGAGAAGAAAAACGATCCCGCCGATGATCAACGATTGCACCAGCAGGACAGGCTGACCGCCCAGCGCGGTGATGAAGCTGCTGGCCGTCTTGCCTGCTTCCTCGGTGACGCCCATGGCTAACCACCTGCCGGGTAGATGACCTCGACATCATCGTCGGTGTCGATGCCAAGGTTTTCCATCAGCCCCGGCGACAGGTCGGCCGCGCGGCCGGTCTGTTCTTCGTGCGGGCCCCAATCGGCCGGGTGTGCCAGCCGGACGATGCCGGTCTTGATCGCCGTCACCTGCGCCATCTGCCCACTGTCGCGTAGCATCGTCTTCGGCGTTTTCGCATAGTCCCAGCGGCAGGCAATGTAGAACACACTCGGATCAAGCCGCCGCGCCAGCCCGGTGCTGCCCGATGGCTGGTATGGCAGGAACAGGTGCGGCGCCTCCTCGTAGTTGTAGATGAACGCCAGGCCCTCGCTCGCGCTCACGCCGTAATCGTCGGGACCGCCGAAATGCGAGCAGGTGCCCTCGGCATAGAACAGCCCGGCCGGCGGTTCCGGTTCCGGCCCTGGCGCCGCATCCTCACCCGCGAGCGCGCCGGCAATAGCGGAGCAGATATCGCCATACCGCGCCCGATAGATGTCGGTATCCGCCTTGGCGTCGACGAAACAGACTTCGACGAGGCATGCCGGTTTGTTGGTACTGTTCAGGAATGCGAGGTCGGATCGGTACTTCGCCCCACGATTTATCAGTCCAGAAGCGGTACATACGGACCCCACTATTTTCTTGGCGATCTGCTCGCCCTTGCTGCTGGTGTACAGGCTCTCATGCCCACGCCCGCCTTGCGTCACCTGATAGGCATTGAAATGAATGCTCAGGTCGGCGTCCCGTGTCTGCGAATTGTGCCATGACACGATCTTGTTGAGGTTGGCCGATTGGCTCGTCGACGTGTCGTCGTGGAACGTGACGCAAGCAACGCCCATTTCCCGCAGCGCGGTCGCCGTTGATTCCACCACCTTGCGAGCCTCGTTGACCTCGTCGAGTCCCCACGGGAACGGCCCCGCGGCACCGCGCACAGCCTTGGAGTGGCCCGAACTCATGGCAATTTTCATGGGGTCACCTCGCGCAAATCAGACCATCGGTCGAAGCCGATCCACGACGCGACCGCCATCGCCACCAGCGCCACGATGACGATGATGATCCACGGCAGCACCTCGTAGTGTTTAGGCGTCATGAAAGATTTTGCCGTGGATGATGTTCAGCACGGTCTTTTTGCTCACACCGGATACTCTCACAAACTTGTCGAATAGTTAACATTCAATGTGTCGCCGTTGACCACTGCCTTGTCGCCGGTCGAGAACGTGCCGGCCGACCACAGCACGCCGCCGGTGTTGTCCTTGGTGGCAGATGCACCGCTGCCGTAGCAGACAAACGCACCCTTGACGGTGCCGGTGCCGGTAATCGAGAACGACAGCGCCGCCGATAATGATTTCGATCCCGCGGTAGCTGACGACCACACCGCAGTTTTGCGGTTGCCGCTATAGGTCGGCGCATTGGCGCCGCCGGCCTCGAGCCAGCCCGCATGCGAGGTCATGGTGTCGCCCGCCGCGGTCGCCGAATACGACGTGGACGAGATCAGGCCCATAAATGGCCCGGTCACGGTATAGCCCGCGCCCGCGAGAAACGTATCCAGCGCCAGGTTCTTGCCGACATCCGCAACCACGTTGTCGATGATGTCGCGCCACTTGAGCTTGCCGTCCGCGCCGATGCACTCGACCTCGTAGCGACCATGTGCTTCGGCATGCTCGCCAATGCCGCTACCGCGAATAACGGATGCGTCATTGCATTCGCGCGCTTGCGCGATTTCATCAGTCATGGACGTTTCTCCGGTGGTTAGCGGGCGAATAGATAGATGTTGCCGCCAGACAGGTTGAATGCGCTGCTGTCATAAATCCGCACGGCATTGAATGCGCTGGCCGATGGCAGGACCACGCAGCGCGCGTCGGTGCGTGACAGTCGCTGCGCTACCTTGGGCGAGGTGAGATTGAACCCGCATATTTCCAGTTCGCCAGAGCGCGCCGATGCGCTCGCCGTGATGTGAAGCCCAATGCCCGCCCCGCCGCTCTCGGTGCCGTCACCAGCCACGCCAAGATAATCAGCGGTCGAACTCAGGAAGGTCGAGCCGTTGTCGGTGCTGACGCGCAAGGACCGCACACCGGCGCCGCTCAATGTGACGTTGCGAATCAGCACGCGCACATCGCTATAGGCAGCGAGGCCGGTGAAATCGACCTGCGCGACAGGGGTCGAATAAGTCCAGCTCGTCACCAACACCCACGCCATGTCATCGCCTTCCCCAAACGTAGATCGAACCGCCGGACAGGTTGCCGCCCGAGATGTCGAAGATGCGCAATGCGTTCAGAGCACTGGTCGTCGGGATCACAACCTCGGTGAAGTCAATTCGATTGCGCATCTGCGCGGTCTTGCTGTCGGTCAGGTTCCAGCCCTTGAAGACGATCTCCGCACTGCGGGCGGCGGTCGTGGCCAGCGTGTGAAGCTGGATTTCGGCCTGATTGCCCACGGTCCCACTACCGGAATCGATGGCGATGACATAGTCGCCGCTAGTGCTCAGGAACGTCGAGCCATTGTTGGTACTGACGCGCACCTGACGTATCCCGCTGCCCGTGCATGACACCAGCCGCAACAGGACACGAATTTCGCTGTAGCCGGCAAGGCCGGTGAAATCGACCTGGGGAACGCCGGTCGAATAGGTCCAGCTATTGACCAGCGTCCAGGCATCCGAGATTGCGCCGTCCTGCACCGAGTTGGCGGTAGCCGCCTCGGTGATTGGTGCAGTGATGCCGGCGCTGGAAAACGCAGTGAACTGATCTCTGACATTCGCAGGCGCATCGATCAGGACAGTAGCGGCCAGCCCTACAGTGTAGGTGTCGACGGCACTCCCCGACTCCTTCAGAATCTCGCCGGTGAACGCGCTTGAAGTATCGCGCGCCGAGGCTGGCGCATCCACCAGCCTGACAAGGACGACAATCCCACCAGGCGCGTCCGCGGCTGCACCGGCCTCGACGATCCCGGCCGCAAGTGCCGTGCGTGGCGGTCGCAGGCTGACATTACAGACCAGCATTTAGTCACCGTTGTCCCCGAACCAGCTCAATTTGCCAACGGCTATGGCTCCACGCTGTCCCGCTTGCCCATCATGCTTTTTCTGCCAGCTACCGTCGGCTTTCGCTATCCACACTCCGCCCTCTCCAGGGGCCGTATCAGAAGAAAAGGCAACGCAAGCGAATGTGCCGGTTGGCGTCTCAGGTGTTGACTCGCTCTCGCTGCCGGGTTTCCAGCAAACCGGCCCGATCCGCGCGCCGGCAAACATATCGACACCTGCAAGCAATGTTTCCGAACCGGCGCCGCCGCCGAAAAAAGCAATAACAAGATCGCCTTGGAGTTCACTAGAAGTATGAAATAGATCGTTGTAAGTCCCGGCAAATCTTCCATCGCCCCCAGTGGCAGCAAGCCCGCCATTGACCGAACGATAGGGGTCTTCGAGAGCCCCTCTTAAACGTTTTATAATTTCATTTTCCCCGCTAAATGATCCATCTGATCCTGTGGCATAAATGATTGAATAATTGAATGCAGAACCTTCCGCACCTCCCGGTCCAAATCCTTCTTCCTTCAAGCACATCAGGCAAAATTGCTGTGTCTCTGAATCAAACCCGACTGCACCCGCAGAGTATGTTTTCGTTTGAACCCTTTCAGGGAGCGGGTCATCGGGATGCCGGATGGTCCCGCTCCAAATCTGCTGGCGCGCGCCAAATCCAGCGCCATTCATTGATGCGTACACACAACCATCACCATTAGAAGAACGCTCGTCCCCCTTGATCGTGGAAAGAAATATTCCGTTGCCGCAACCGCTCAAAACCTGGGCATATTCGTAACCATCCTCGCCATCGCCGAATGGAATCTTGGTGGGTATATTAAGAACCTTTGACCAGGTCTTGCCGAGGTCATCCGAAAGATAAACCTCCTCGTGCTCGCCCTCATCGTCCGATTTGTAACCGGCAAAGACGCCATTCTTGATCGGTTCATCTTCCACAACCTGGGGCTTGCACGCGGCGATCTGCTGAAACTGAGGTCCGCTCGCTACCTCCCAGATCTTGCCACCGTCCTCCGAGCGCCAGGTAGTACCGCCACCAAGCGCCAGCCACACGTTATCCACCCAGGCCAGTGCTGTTGCAGGGACTGATGACTCTGGTGGAGCCTTCTTCCACTCCTCGCCATCCTTCGACCCGAACATTCCATCAGCCCCCGAATAGAGAAAATGCAGGCCGCCGCCCCAATGAATGTTGATGGGCCGGTTCAGAAAATCGAGTACCAACGCCGGCCCGAAGTCCGCAGCCATCAGATATCCGTACGCACGAACGGCAATGTCACCGACAAGCCGGACGGCTTGGTATTGTTGGACGCCGTGACCCGCAGCGCATAGCGGTCGCTCTCGGCAAAGTCGGTTGCCAATGGAATGTTGAAAGTCCCTGCCTGCCCGCCGCCCGCAATCGTAATGGTGCCGATCTCGGTGCCGTTCTTCTCGATCGACAGGACAATGGCAGTCGCACCGACCGCGTCGTTGGCAATATCAAGCCGGGCAAAGGCTCCCTCATTGCCTGCACCCAGGCGCATGCTCCGATTGGCAATGCCCTGAAACAGCAGCTCGTCCGGGTCGCGTTGAATGCTGCCGGGCACGAAGATAGCCGCGTCGTAATTCACATCATTGATCGGCATCCAGAGCTGATAGAGCGGATCGGTTCCGTCGGTTGCGTTCGGGTCGAATGCCGCCGGAAACACCGGCGTGGTATGAGCAACCAGCACCTGATAGAAGCCATTGTCGGCAGTAATCATCTGACCGCGGTCATACGGTGTGTTATTCGTCCACGCTCCCACGTATTCGAGGGTGACAACCGGCAGCGGAATGACTTGCGACGTTCCATCGGTGAAGTGAAACGTCATGCTGTTGGTCGAATAGGTGACGGTGTCGATGCGCTTGCCTTCGGCCAGATCGGCCGTCAGCCCGACCAGGCGCTGGTCGACATCGTAGAAATTGCCATCGACCTGGGCCGCACTGTTCGGTGCGCCAGTGCCCGCGCCCCAAGCGCCGGTCGTGACGAAGACAATGGTCATCCCTTGAATTCCTCACCGTTCCGCAATATCACGTCCACGCGCTTGACCTCGATGTTCGCTTCCTGCTGGTTAACTCGTTCGTAGAAGTATTCCTTCATTTGGGATGTACCAATCGCCGGGCCGGAGCCTTCGCTTGGAAGGAAGGGGCCACCTATACCTCCACCTGGTTGTTCCGGTTCTTCCATCGTGATCTTGTTGGCGACCTGCAGATCAATGAAATTGTTCTTATTGACCGTGCCGTCGTCTTCCTTCTGGTAGACCCGCACTTCGTCGACGCGACGTTCGACCTCTTGCGGCTTCGAATGCGACGAACTCACGCTCATGCTGTAGGACATCGACACCGATTTGGCAGGCTGCCCATCAATCTTGGCAAAACCCTTGTCGGGATCATCCTGCGGTGGCAGCGACTGTCTCGCCCGCGGCCGGATGTCGGGAAAGATGAACGGCCGGACGACGACCTCTAAACCCGCCATCACGCCGCCTCCAGATCAATCCCGGTCGGTATCTTCACGTCGGTGACCTGCACCTCGTAATCGGTTGAGAAGTCGCGCGTCATGCTCTTGAGCTTGAAGCTGGCGTGCACCTCGAATTGCTTCATGAACTGCCTGGTATATTCGGCCTTAGCCTCGCCATCATCCACAGCGACGGAGTCCTCCCATGGCGGCAACTCGGCATCCTCCGGGTCCGGCCCGATCGTGACAACGAGCGGCACCTCGATCACATCGGCGGCGCTGACATTGCCCAAGAAGTCTACGCCGTCATCGTTCGGACCAGCATTCGGCGGCTCATATCCGACCGACGCATCGAACAGCACCGTCCGGCCGGTGAACTGCTGATAATCGGCACCGACATAATCGACGCTGGCATAGGTCGGCTCCCCCCCGCTTGCGACTGCGGAACCGCCGCGGCCGATGGTGCAACCAATGCGCATCTCACAATTGATCCGGCCGTCGGAACCGTCCAGTGAGATCGAATAGCCGACGATCTTGCCCAGAGCCTCACCCACACGCGGCTCGATCAGGAAGGCATTCTTGCGCAGCGTCACTTCCACCATGCGCGAAAGTTTGGGCGCGAACGCGATCTGCACGACCCGCGCCCGCTTCATCAGATGCGCCCGCGCTAGCGCGATCAGGTGCTCGAGACTTTGGTTCCCGCGCTCGGTCGCAATGTAGGACCGACGCCGCGGATCACCGATCATTCCGCCTTCGGTCAGGTTAACGGATTTGACATCGTCGATGCGCAGCGCCTCACCATCTTCGGGATCGGTCAGGATCGATTGCACGTCGGCAAACAACGAGAACGCAATCCGCTCGGTGCAATTGCGTGCAGCCTCGTACCCTGCCAGCAGGGTCGGCTTGATCGCTTGCTGCCCCACCATCGGGCTGGTTCTGGAAACATTGCGGCTGTACGATGACTGATACCGATTACCGTCGCCATCCTCGGCATAGTTGACGGTTATCTGCTCGGTAAGTTCGGTCGGACCCGCGGCGATCAGAGTCGGGCTTGGCGCCGCAATGAAGGTGCTCGACTCCTGGAAGGTCGTCGTGTGGCCGGTGCCGTCGGCATACTTGACGATATTCGTGCTGCCGCCGGTTTTAGTGCTGACGGTGAAATTGATCAGGTCTTGCGCGAATGCTTCGGTAACTTCCCAACCGTCACCCAGGCCGGCCCCGCGCTTGGGCCAATCCGACGCCGAGAATGTGATCTGGCCGTTGATGGCGCCAGGCCAGTTTGAAATCAGGTAATCGGTCAGGTCGACCGAACCGCGCGCTTGCTGGGTCCATGTATACTCGGCAATGACATCGACGCGTGACAATGGTCCGCTCTCGAGCGTCAGCCCGAGTCCATCATAAAGCACCTTACCGTCTTCGCTCGCACCATCGAACTCGACCAGCCCGTCTTCTCCGGTGATCTCATCGCTGACCGAAACGATATGAGTCACCGGATCGAAGGCCCATATCTTGGTGTAGCCCTCGAGCACGACATCCGGGTCGGAGCGCCGCGCCTCGTCGATTACCGCCTCGTCGTAATACGGCAGCACCCGCAGGGAGTTTGCCAGTGCCTCCTTCTGCGCCACGACATCGACCGGCTTGGCCACAAACTCCAGCGTCACCAGTTCCTCGAAGATGCTGGTGGGGATGCCGACGAGACGGCCGCGAAACTTGACCAGCCCAGGTCCGCAGTCGAGCGCAAACCACGCCCATATCTTGCGGCCGGGACCAAGCAACCCGATCGCATCGCCAGCCACGTTGACGGGCCGCCGCACGACAGCGGTCAGGCTGGCCGGATCGCCCTCGTCCTGCGATAGCGTGAACGAGAATACGGACTCGTCCCAGCGCATATGTTCGGGGCCGAACGCGGTTTCGCTCGCATCGACCCAGGCAAAATAGGGCTGGCCCGCAGGCATCAGACCGTCCGTTGTTCAGCTTCAAGCTGCCACGCCACCTCGGCCGCCCATTCGTCGCGCGAGGTGTTCCAGCTTGTGACCTTGGCCAGAATGGTCAGCACGTCATCGGGATCGCCGCCGCCGAGGCCGGGGATGCAAGTGATGGTGATGTCCTGGCCGGGCCACACACCGGCGAGGCTAGGTGCTTCGTGATCGGTGCACGTCACCGACACCTTGTATTGCCGGAACTGCGCCACCGAGATGTCGGCCAGAGCACCGCGACAATCGCGCGCCACGTTCTTGGCCTGCTCGATCGGCTCCAGCGTCATGGTGATGCCGCGCACGGCGTACTGCGAGAAGTCGATGTCGTCGATCGCCATCAGGGTATAGGCAGGCATCAGGAATATCGGCTTGGCTTGCGACCACCGGAGCGGACCTGCGCGAGCGCCGCAGCTTGTCGCAATTCATTCACGACACTGGACGAGGCGCGCAGGCCGCCGATCGCCGGCAGACCGGGAAACTGAATGGTGACATTGCTGCTGCCGCCCGCGAGGCCGCCGGCCGCATAGGCCGGGATTTGCCCGACCAGGCCGCCGAGCGCAAACCGGCCCATGCCATCAAGTATCCGGCCGAGGTCGCCACCAGAGTGGCGCAGGGCCTCAAGGAAAGCGAGCACTCCTGGTTGCCGCACCGCGCGCGCTGGCATGATATGCTCGCCGCGCGAGACCCAGGCCAGATTGCTGTCCGATGTCCCGGTACCACGACCACCGAGCAAGCCGCCAGCGGCTCTCCCCTTTATCTTGCCCATAAGATCAAGCAGCGCATGCATCGGCTGCTCAACATCTTTTGAGATTCTTAGAATGCTATTTATAAGGTCGTTGGTAAGAGCACCTAACGCCCGGTCGAGCTGACTGGTTACTTGATCTAAAAAATCCCTCAATTGATCTGCCGGAACGGTTCCACCTCCAGCAAACGCCGGGATCAACCCACCCTGCGCAAAGCCGGGGATACGGCCCGTCCGTCGCAACGCCTCCAGAAATGAAAGCACACCCGGTCGCGCCACCGCGCTCGCCGGCATGATGTACTCGCCGCGCGACAGCCAAGCCAGATTACTGTCGGAGGTGCCGGTGCCGCGACCACCGAGCAGGCCACCGCCAGCCATGCCGCCGATACCAATCTGAGCGCCCGTTACTGCTTGCTGTCCTACAAGACCCAAGTACTCCTTGAGCTTCTTCAACAACACATCCCATCCAGATGCCGCCGTTTCTCCCGCCTGCTTGGCCTTGTCTCCGGTCTGCGTTACCGTCGTCCCAAGTGTCGTGAAGGATACAGTAGCCTGGTCTGCCTGCTGTTTAACCAAAGTCCCCCATTGCGTGAATATAGGCGAAGTCTCTTGCACTACCGGCCCCGTCTCCTTAACCTTGAAGATGATTTCGCCAATGGCCGCAACAATCAGTTGCGCCGCGGTTTGGAATGGCGTGACCAACCCCTGGGCGGCGAGAGAAGCAACACCAGGGAGTGATGACATCCGTTGGCCCAGCACCTCAACGGCTGCGGTTGCAGCATTTACTCCAGCTATTATTACAGGCGCGGCCTGCACTGAATTAAATCGATTCCACGCGCTTTCAAGCTGGTTAATGGCTTGACCAAGCTGGGTGGCTTTTTGAGCATCTTCATCACTGATCAGTCCTCCCGACGGACCGAACCCGCTTAAGCGCCCGCCGGCTTGCAAGATTCGAATCAGTTCCGCTCCAGCGTCTCCAACTGTATCGATGGCATATTTGCTGCGCGCCGCGTTGTCGGGAAGTTTCTGCAACTCGCTGATAAACGCTTGAAGTCCCTTAACCCCCTGCTCGGTCGCCAGTTTGCTTTGCAGGATTTCGGCGACGCTTTTCGCCGATACTCCAGCCTGCTCGAGGCCCGCACGGAATTTATCCAATGGACCAACACCAACGCCCAGTTTGATCGCCTGGTCGTTGACCTTGTTGATCGAGTCCGCAAACCCGATTGTTGCTTTTGTCGCCAGCGTGACCGCTGTGGAAATTCCCGCCACTGCGGCGACACCCGCCACACCGAATGGTCCTAGTGCCGCATAAACGGACGTAACGGCTCCTTGAATCTTTCGGATTTCGCCCCCAAGCGGCCGGACCACCTTACCAAGCGCCCCAAACGCTTTTTCAAGACCTTGAACTCCCTGTACCATACCCTCAAGATCGCCTGCTTGCTGCACTGCGTCTTGAATCTGATTGATGGCATCAACACCCGTGATGCCCATGTCCTCAAGTTTCTTAGTGACCTCCGTAGGATCAAGTTGATCGAAGCCTCCGACTTTCTCGGCTGCGGCTCCCAGTTCCTGAAATGCTTTCTTGCCGGTCTCACCAAGATTCTCGAGTTGCCGCGCGATCTCTGCAGCGCCCTCTAACTCGATCTGAACCGACAGTTTTTGCGCCATGCCCTAGTTATCCTTGAAGCGCCTGATGAAGAACTCGGCGATCTTCGCGAGATTGTCCTTGACGATCTCGGTAACGCTAAACTTATCCGGGATGGTCACCGATTTCACGCCGATGTAGAGCGGCTTGCGGTGGCGATCCTTGTCGTTGGCATCGAACAGCATCGGTGTGCCGTCGATGGTGGCCGAGGTGAGTTTCTTACCCGACCGACTAGCAGTAGGCGCGCCGTGCGTCGTCGGTATCCAGAGCATTGGTTTGCCCTGGATGACGGCGCCATGTTCGAACACGCCAGCAATGCCGTACTTGTGGAAGATGACGGCCTTGGCCTGCAGCGACGGCTCGCCACCATCGGTCGCTCCCGATGTCCGGTATTGCAATCCAGACTGCCACTGCGCCCGCGTGAACCCGGCACCCGCAGCGGCGATATTGCTGCGTCCTTCCTGCACCGACTCCGCGGCAACATCGCGCAAAGCCGCCACCGCCGCCGTGGCTACCGGCCGTTGCTTGTCGCGGATCATCTGAAGCCAGGCCGGCGTGTCGACCTTAACTTTGAGCCGAGCCATTTTCTTACTCGTCGATGCCGAGGCGATCCAGTTCGTTGCTGAATTCAAGATAGGCCACGATCTGCCGCGGTGTCAGGTTCATTGCATAGTCTGGGGGGAAGCCTCGTCGGATAAGGGCGGTGATTGCGATGGCGATTTCCTCAAGCGGACTTTCACGATCTTTGCTTCTTCGCCCGCCATGCTTCTGATGAACTTGCTCACCATTTCGTCGAAGAAGCCGAACCCGTTTGGGAACGTGACACCGATGATTGCCATGAGCAATCTCAATTGATCTTCCAGCAATAATGCAGTGCCTGCATGCTGTTCATATTTTTCGTCGCCTAGATGGCCGCAGCCCGCCGCAATGATAGGCCCGGTTGCGGCGCCAAACTGCCCGACAAATTTAGGTGTGATGTCGGTGAGGGTCAAACCACCAAGGAATAATCCAATAAGATTAGGAAAGCGTGCCACAATAGAAGCAAGTGCCGGCGCACGTAATCCATGCACGGTAATCCGCTGGCCGTTGATCTTGACAACCTCGACTGCGGTCGAGGGTGCAATGTCCAGAAGGTCTGCCATGATTTTGTTCCTACGGCGTGACTGTGTCGTGAATCGTCCAGACGCCGAAGAATCCATCGGTGTCTTTCTGCACCTCGGCCTCGATCTCGATGGTCGAGAAGTCATCCGAGTCGGTGATGAAACTGAAATCACCGGACGGGACGAACGAGACGGTGGCGGTGAAGTCAACGTGCTGGCCGATGTCGTTGGTGCCGACAACCTTGATGTCGCCGGTGAACTCGGCCTTGGAGAGACCATTGATGGTGATGGTGCCGGGAACGGTTGTGTCCACATCGCCGAGCGCGAAGAACGCAAGATTGGTGGCGGTGATCTCGTCGAGCGTGAACTTGACGGTCGCACCGATCTGGGTGATGGCCGTGAAGTCCTTGGTCTTGATGCCCTCGCGCGATGAGAAGTGTTCCTTCTTCTCGACCGCAGGCGAGTAGACGAACGAGGGACAGTTGCCAAGGTCGGTGAAGGTTGAACCGCCTTCCTCCTGAAACGACACGATTCCTTTGCCGATGTGATAATTTTGAACGTCCGGGGACACGGGCATGGTAGTTGCTCTCCTCTTAGAGTTGTTCGGGCCGCAGGGTGTACTTGAATAGGAACTGTGCTTTCAGTCCCCCGTGCAGATCGCGCAACCAGCCTACGCCGGTCTGACATCCGAGATAGCGGATGGCACCGTTGCCGAATCGTCCGGTCTTGACGATCTGTTCGTTGAGTTCGGTGTCGGTCAGTATCCGCTTGATCAGCTCGCGTCGAAACAAGTCCAGCTCGGACCCGACGTTCGGGTCTTGATGAATGATGAGAATATCCGGTGTCATCTGCACGACGGTCGGCCGGTTGGCCGGCTTCATTGACAGGTCGGTCGAGTCGTTGGTTTCCTCGTCGCCGTCCAGCACGACCGCTGACGGCAGTTCGGTTTCGTCAATATTGAGATTGTTGCGATAGGTCGAACGGATGTTCGGGATGGTGGCGACCACCTCCAGCAGCCGCGCCAGGATGTCCTCGCGCACATCAACCAACGGCCGCCTCCTTCAGCAGGAACCGCACCTCGCCAAGATCTTCGCCGTTCGGACTGCCTTGCAGCGGTGCCTCGCGCACGACCCAGCTCTTGCCATTGAAGGTCAGCGTCGCGCCGATCCACGCACTGCGTGCGATCCCCTTCTCGACCAGTTCGGGGATGCGGACAAAGGCGCCGGGGCCGACGCTGCTCGTTTCCACGCCGCCCTCGGTCCTGGTCTTCGAC